TAACTATATAGGCTTCACCAGAGACGCTCTCGTTCGAACGTGTCTTTTGTGATGGGAGAAGGCCGGCTTCGCCCGGAAGTTATCCCTAATTCCTGCTGCCCTGCAGCTAGGTCACTAGAGAAAGCGTTGAAAAACGCATGTTTTGTACTCTCTATGGAATTTAAGATTCCAGAGTACGTATTCCTGTCCAAGGACAGGAAAACATGTGTTTCCCTACGCACTTCGTGGGAAGACTGGACGAAGGAATGCCTGCAACGGCATTCCAAGCATTCCAGACGTGGACATAGGCTTGCCCTGGTGTTCAAGTCGACCAAGCGACTGTTCGATGTTGCTTGTAAAGAATGTGATCCCGCTTTGTCCAGCAAAGCGAAAATGAGTTGGAGGGAACATGTTGGCAAGGATGTGCCAGCTCATTTGTTGCCAAGCGGAGAGGATCTCGATGAACTGCGTCGAGCAGTGAGAGAAAATCTATCCGGTTGGGGTCGGTGGTTGGAGAGTGCGCGGGTTGGTGGTGGCGAACCAGCCCTGGGAGAATATGTCCCTGACCAGCAGGGGTGTTATGAGCTTCGCGTTCGGGATGGCGGTACTCTTGCTTGCGGCCCGGCTGATTACTCAGGTGATTGGTCGGCTGTTCGCATGGGTGTCGCCAAGACGAAAGGGAAGTTTAGGGTTGTAACGATGCAATCCGCAGAGGTCAAGCGCGTGTTGACCCCTGTCCATAATGCCCTTTACAATTACATAACCAGCTTCGGTTGGTGTGTCCGAGGGGATGTGCAAAAGGAGGATTTTGAGACAATCATCCGAGATCGCCGTGAAGGAGAGTTTCTAATCAGTGGGGATTACCAATCTGCCACTGATAACATCTACCTTCCGGCTGTCTTTGTCATTGTGGATGAGATATCAAAATCGCCGGAGCTTACGGTGGAGGAGAGGAGTGTTCTTCTGGCGAGTTTCGAAGATCTCCGTTACAAGAACACGGTTTGTGAGCTTGAAGGGTTACACCCTATTAAACGTGGCTCAATGATGGGAAACCTTATCAGTTTCCCATTGTTGTGCCTGTTGAACAAATCGTGTTTTGACATTGCCAGCAATGTCCGTAATGGGGGTCGGGACCGTCGGGGCAGATTTAACGGTGACGATTGTATCTTTGCGGGTGACGATGCCTTCTTTTTGAGATGGCGTGCGGTTACCGGGAGATATGGTCTTGTCGTTAATGAAGAAAAAACAATTCGTAGCAGGCGGTGGTTGGATCTTAACAGCCAATCATACGACGCCTTAAGCCATGTTAAAGTGGCCAAAGCGACATTGGGTTTTCTTCGCCCCGATAGGCACAAACCGGGAGGGATGCTTGCGGAAGTAGTCAATAGCCTCGTCGGCTTTTCTCAGCGGTCTATTTTGGGTGTTATAACCCGGTTTAGACATGAGATCGGTTTACGAGGCGTCTTGAGTGACTTAGGTTGCTTGAGTGTTTGGCTGCGGAAGCAACTTTCCGTAAAGCGTTGGTTCAGGCTTTCCGCTGTGACAGGCGGTTGCTCTGTTCTCAGGACTGGTGTTGACCGGTCTATTGGGTTTGTCACCGATAGGCCGCCAATTCCTCGTCTTTTTGACGTTGTCTCTTCGGCTGCAGCTAGGCTGCAGAGAGACAATACAGAAGAGTGGATTGGTAGGAGGGTTGTACCTCTTACTGAGAAACTTGACCGACAGGCTTACCAGAAGTCTGTCAAAAAGATGGGGTACGTCACTGCCAACAGGCGTTTTGAGTGGATTGGGATGAAGTGGGCCTTTGTTTGGCCGAAAGCAATGTTTGAGGTCGCATCGCTTTATCCTCAGGTCTTCCTGAGGCACAATCCTAAGTGGCTTGATAACCACCCTTTCTTGACGACACGTCCTCACGTGGTCGAAGCAAGAAAGGTCCGCTTGAAAGACTATCCGGTTCCATTGACTCTCTTACGAGGTGTTGATTGTCTTCCGCGTTTTGTCTAGTCTGTAGGCGGTAGTTGGCTGTAACAGGGAGTCGTGTTTGAATGCAAGCATTCCCGAATTTCAAGGATCCTATGAAATCCCTAGGCACCTGGTGCGCTAAGTTAGGGAGCGTCGGCAGTTCACGTTTTGAGCTACCTGTGGTAACACAGGGGGGGCCAAACCTGCTGGGTCCTGTGTCGAGGTGAAATCCGAAGCTGCGGTGATTTTCTAGTCGAGTCTAGACCCTCACGTGGCGACGAGAGTAATTACGGATCATTATAATCCGCGGTAATCCCGTGTTTTTGATTGAAGCTTCGCGCTTCCACAATGGAAGGAAAGGAATGTCGACGCCAATGAGAAACCTGTCAGTAAGATTGTCCCAGTCGCGGTAGAACCGAGATTGGAGACAAAGTAAAGTCTTGCACGGGTAATTCTGTA